CGTAGTTCGTCGGCTTGATGTAGCGGGTCTTCACCGCGCCGTGGCCGGAGCCCCCAGGGTTGGTGCCGGATCGGATCCCGAGGACCGGGATGTCGCGCCGGCCGGACCTCAGACGGGACTCCAGGAAACTAACGACGTCTGGCGGCGTCAGTGTGCGCTCGTCGAAGAGGAGCTTCTGGTACTGACCGCCCTGGCGTCGCGTGGCCTCTTGGATGCTCTTGGCGTACCGGAACATGATCAGTGAGCCGTTCGCGAAGCGCAGTTCGTACTCTGTGCCGTTCCACGTGGCGCCTAGCGCCTTGGCGAACCCCACCTGCGCCAGCTCGGCGATGAGCGATTCCTTCAGCTCCGGGTACGACCGGCGGAAGGCGCCCACGCGCAGTCCGGGATACCGGTCGCAGTCACGGATGGCGTCCATGAGGAGCGCCTTGGTCTTCCCGCCGCCGGCCGCGCCTCCGTAGAGGACGTCGAATTCGGTCGCGGCGTGGAACTCCTGCTGCTTCGGGGTCGGCTCGTAGTTCAAGAGGCCGAAGACGTCGCGTGGTTCGAAGGCCTTGGCAGCGTGCTCGGCCCAGTCCAGGGTGGCGGTCACCGGCACCGCCTCCTCGCATCAGGCCGAAGCGAGAGCGCGAAGGTGACGCGGCACGACCTCCGGAACGCGGG